GCCGGTTAAGTCAGGCGATAATCCGCGCCGCGCTTCCTTTCTGGCTCGCATGGGCAATATGCCTGGGCCAATGGTTAAGAACGGTGAGCCGACACGCCTAGCCCTCGCACTCAAAGCCTGGGGCGCCGGCAGTAAGGCGGAAGCCAAAGCCAAGGCAAAGGCCATCAGCAGCCGGAACAAGGGGAACGACTGATGGAACAGATGATGAGCCGCGATCTCGAGAAGTATCTCAAGACGATCGGTCAGTACGACAACGAGTTTGCCAAGTGGTCAGCTCGCACCAAAAAGATCATCAAGCGTTACCGTGACGATACCCGCGGGCAGACGCTCACCGAATCGGCCAAATTCAACATCCTTTGGTCAAACGTGCAGACGCTCAAGCCTGCCGTGTACGCCAAGCTCCCGAAGGCCGACATCAGCCGCCGCTTTGGCGACAACGATCCGGTGGGTCGCGTAGCCGGGCAGTTGCTCGAGCGCGCGATCGACTTTGAGATTGAGCATTACCCCGATTTCCGCTCGACGATGAGCTATTGCGTCGAGGATCGTTTCCTCGGTGGCCGCGGCACATCCTGGGTGCGTTATGAGCCGCACGTTGCGCCGATCGGCATTGAGGATGATGGCGTCAGCGTGACGTCTAACATTGAGCAGGGTGAAGGCGCCCCGCCATCGCTTGAGCGTATCGAGTACGAGTGTGCGCCCACCGATTACGTCCATTGGCGTGATTTCGGCCACTCACAGGCGCGCACCTGGGAAGAAGTCACCTGCGTGTGGCGCTGGGTTTATATGACCCGCGAGGCGCTGGCAGAACGGTTTGGCGATGAAATGGCGCGCAAGATCCCGCTCGACCAAGGGCCAGAGCCGCTCAACGCTTACAACGAGTCCAAGCGTACCTACAACCGCGCAAAGATCTGCGAGCTGTGGGACAAGGAAAAGCAGAAGGTCTATTGGTTCTGCAAGGGAATGCCGCAGATCATTGACGAGCGCGACGATCCGCTCGGCCTCGAGGGCTTCTTCCCGTGTCCGAAACCGCTGTATGCCACGATTACGAGCGACACGCTGGTTCCGGTTCCTGACTTCGTTCTCTATCAAGACCAGGCGATGGAGTTGGACATCCTGTCCGACCGCATTGATGGCTTGGTCAAGGCGCTGCGTGTGCGTGGCGTATACGACGCCAGCCAGCCTGCGCTGCAACGCCTACTGACGGAGGGCGACAACAATGCACTTATACCAGTTGATAAGTGGATGGCTTTCAGCGAGAAGGGCGGCCTTAAAGGCAGCATTGACCTCCTCCCGCTCGACACCCTCGCCAACGCCCTCCTCAACTGCTACCGAGCAAGAGAGGACATCAAGTCCCAAATCTACGAAATCACGGGTATTTCGGACATCATCCGAGGCACCTCGTTCGCGTCGGAAACGGCGACCGCCCAGCAAATTAAAGGACAGTACGCAGGATTGAGACTGCGCGCGCTGCAAGAGGACGTTGCCCTCTTTGCGTCCGAGCTGATTCGCCTCAAGGCGCAAGTCATGTGCTTGCACTACCAGCCCGAGACGATTTTGGCTTATGCCGCGGCTCAACAGATGACACCAGCGGATCAGCAGTTGATCCCGCAGGCGTTGCAGCTGCTCAAGGACAAGCCGCTACGCAATTTCCGCATCGACATCGCCGCCGACAGCCTTGTGATGCTGGATGAGAACCAGATGAAGCAGGATCGTATGCAGTTCCTGCAAGCGTTCGGTGGGTTCCTTGCGCAAGCCTTGCCGGTTGGCCAGGCCAGCCCGCAGATGGTGCCGATGATGATGGAGTTGCTGCGCTTCGGTATGCAGGCATTTAAGGCCGCGCGACCGATTGAGGGCCAGATTGACTCCACGTTGCAGCAGTTACAGCAAGCCGCCGCTCAACAGCAGCCTGATGGCGAGCAGCAAGGCAAGCAAGCCGAGTTGCAGCAGAAGGGTCAGATGGAAGCGTCCAAGATGCAGATGGAGTCGGCGCTACAGCAAGCCAAACTCCAACAGCAGATGCAGATGGAGCAGCTCAAAAACCAGACCAAACTGGCGATGGAGCAGCAAAAGCAGCAGTTTGAGGCGCAGTTGGAGGCCATGAAGCTGCAAAGCCAGCAAGAGGCCGCTAAATACAAGGCGGATCTTGACGCCCAAACCAAGCTCATCATCGCGCAAATGAACAAAACCCTGCCAACATCATCATTCAGCACGTTTTGATCAATGAAACGCACTTACGTTTACATCGACGGCGAGTTTGTTGAGCGTAAAAAGGACGCCAAGGGGCGTTATCACTACGTCGTGCCTGACATCGTGCCGTACAAGAGCATGGTGGATGGCAGCATGATCACCTCACGCTCGATGCACCGCCGTCATCTCAAGGCTCACGGCTGTGAAGAAGTGGGCAACGACGATCCAAGCAAACACATTCGACATGAAAAGCCGGTCGACACTCGACTCGAGCGCATCAAGCACATGGTCAACACCCGCATGACCAATGAGCAGGCAGATCGCATCATCCGCGAACTGCGTCAACAAGCCAATTTCACCAATCCCCACAGGAGAGGCTAATGGACGAGAGTAACCCGGCAATGGAAGCGGCACAGGACAACACTCCTGTCGATCGCCGTGAACTTTTAGAAGCAGGACTCGAGGCAGCCGAGAAGGGCGAGCCGATTGAGAGCGTGGTGCGTGATGCTGCGGGCCGATTTGCGAAGCCGCAGCAACAGCCGGAAACGCAAGCCGAGCAGGAAACTGAAAAATCTGGTTCGCTTAACACGCTTTACGATAAAGAGCCGGTGTGGCGCCGCCCGCCAACCTCCTGGCGTCGTGAATATCACGAAATCTGGCAAAAGGCCGACCCGAAATTGCAGGAATACGCCTGGCAGCGCGAAGAACAAATGCGCGCTGGCGTTGAGCCATTGCTTTCAAAGGCGCAGTTTGCCGATTCAATACAGGAAGCAATCCAGCCGTACATGACGACGATCCAAGGCTTGGGTTTATCGCCCGACAAAGCCGTTGGCGCGTTAATGGAGGCGGATCATCGCTTGCGTACCAGCGACCCGCAGACCAAGTTGCAGTATTTCATGCAATTGGCGCAGTCGTATGGCATCAATTTGAATGCCGCGCAGGCGCAGCCTGGTCAAGCGCCACAAATGCCGCAACAATCGGTAGATCCGTTGGTGTGGCAATTGCAAAACGAATTGAACCAAGTCCGTGGCGAAGTCATGGGCTGGAAACAGCAGCAGGAAATGGTGGAAAATCAAAGCCTGCTCAATGAAATCAACCAATTTAGTCTAAAAGCCGAGTATTTTGAGGATGTCCGACCGACCATGATCCAACTCCTACAGAGTGGGGTCGCGCAGACGTTGGATGACGCTTATGACAAGGCAATTAGACTTGATCCGAACTTGTTTGAGCAGGTAACGAAAGCCCAACAGGCTGAAGCTGCCGCAAGACAAGCAAAGGAACAAAACCGAGCAGCTAAAACTGCTCGCGCAGCAGCGGTGAGTGTCAGAAGCGCCACACCCGGCGTAAACACGGCTCCCAAGAGCAGCGACCGTCGTGCGTTACTCGAAGAAGCATTTGCTGAAGTCGAGCAACGTCTTTAATTAACTGATATAGGAGCATTCAAATGGCATTTGCCAACTCTAGTATCAGCGACATCATCGCTACCACAATTCAGAGCCGTAGCGGTGAGCTTGCTGATAACGTGACGAACAACAATGCGTTGCTTCGTCGATTAAAAGAGCGCGGGAACGTTAAGACATTTTCGGGCGGTAACGTGATTTTGCAAGAAATCATGTATAACGACCAAACCACCAACAACACTAACTCGTACTCGGGTTATGAAGTGTTGAACGTCGGTCAGAACTCGCCCATCTCTGCGGCGCAGTTCTCGATCACGCAATATGCTTCTGCGGTGACGATCTCGGGCCTGGAGATGATCCAGAACTCGGGCAAGGAGGCGATCATCGACCTTCTTGATGGTCGTATGCAGATTGCTGAAGCCCAGCTGGCCAACCGCATCAGCGGCGACCTGTACGGCGACGGCACCGGCAACGCGGGTAAGAACCTCACGGGTCTTGCTGCTGCTGTGCCGGATGACCCGACTGTCGGCACCTACGGCGGCATCAACCGCGCCGTGTGGACGTTCTGGCAGAGCAAGAAGTTCTCGGCTGCCGCTGATGGCGGTGGTGCGGGCGCTGTGTCGTCAACCACGATCCAGGGCTACATGGACGCTCTTGCTGTCCAGCTCGTTCGTGGCACCGACAAGCCTGACCTGATCGTTGCTGACAACAACTATTATCGGTTCTACCTGCAATCGCTCCAGGCGATCCAGCGTATTACCGAGAGTGGTTCGGGCCTCGCTGGCGCGGGCTTCGCTTCGCTCAAGTACTACGGTGCTGGTATGGCGTCCGACGTTGTGTTGGACGGTGGTATCGGTTCCTCGACGTACAACAGCGGTGCTGGCAACGCGAACCATATGTGGTTCCTCAACACCAAGTACCTGCACTTCCGCCCGCACAAAGATCGTAACTTTGTGCCGATCGGTGGCGAGCGGCAGGCCGTCAACCAAGACGCCATTGTTAAGCTGATTGGCTGGGCAGGTAACTTGACCTGCTCGGGCAGTCAGTTCCAAGGCGTGTTGATCGCTTAAGGAGGGCATCAAAGTGTCTATTTCTGTTAGCAATATGATCGGTGTTTCTCTCGAATACACCGATACCTCGCCCTCGTTCGCTGTTGGCACCGTTGTCAACTTGAGCGATGGCGGTCAAGCCATTTATGTG